CGTATGAAATTGAAGAAGATGCAATCAAAATCAGTAAACATAACTATCCACATATAGAACAAAAAGGTGATGTATTCCATGCACAATATGAAGAAGGTCAATTTGACATCTTGATTGGCGGCAGTCCCTGCACATATTGGAGTATTGCAAAAACAGATGGGAAACGCGAAACAACATCAAGCGGTTTTGGTTTTGAGTTGTTCATGCAATATGTCAGGGCATTGAAAGAAGCAAAGCCTAAATACTTTTTATACGAAAACAATTTTTCGATAAATCAGAACATCAAAGATGAAATAACCAAACAACTAGGTGTTCAACCAATAATGATAAATAGTGGGCTTGTTTCGGCACAAAACAGAAAAAGAATGTATTGGACAAACATCCCGGATGTTGCACTGCCAGAAGACAAAGGATTGAAATTGTATGATGTTGTTGATTTTACAAAAGAAAACTTCAGACCAATAGGCAAGTGGGTGTTTAACTATTGGGGAGATAAACAAAAAATTGACATGTTAAAGACCATACATTCTGAAAAAAGTCATACACTGACAACTTCTGCAACACATAGCATGGGATATTACCTAAATGAAGACAAGACACAATATTGCACACTCAGTGTAAATGCATGGGAGAAATTACAGACATTGCCATTGGGGTATGTTGACAACGTTGATGTAAAGAAAACTTCAAAATATAGGGGAATTGGAAATGGATGGACAGTTGATGTTATAGCACATATTTTCAGTTTTATGAAGGATTGCAACAGGGAAAAACGAGATAAAATAATAATCGGAACACTGTTCAAACTAAAATCAGAAGCACATGTATATACAATCCTATATTGTGGGAAAGTAGGTAATGAATATCTTTTATATAACCAAAATCTTAAAACATTTAAACTTGTAAAAAGAACATGGTTTTCTGAACATATAAAGAGAATTCAATTTTGTGAATGTAATGATACAAAGATGAACACAAAGGCAGATAAAATAAGGTTCAGAAAGAAACTGGCAAAAGCTAAAAAAGAAAGGTACATGAGGGAACATGGTTGTAATAGGAATTGACCAATCATATACAAGAACAGGAATTACAATATTAGAGGATAAGAAAATCTTGAAAATGCACTCAGTAAATTTTGAGGGATGCAAAACAAATACAGAAAAGCGTGAACATTTAAAACACTATTTGGAAAGCCTGTTCGATAATTATAATCTCGATAATGTTACAGTAATCACTGAGCGTATCAGATTGCGCTCACAAGGATTTCTTTCAGAAGCCTATATAAAGG